AGTGATTGCCTTGATGTTTCATCAAAATATGCTCTTAATCTTTCTATTAGTGCTAATTTTTCAGCTGTAGCTGCTGATAGTAAGTCACCATCATTAAGGTTAACCTCTGCGTTAGGTATTGGAATTGATGTATATTTACCCCTTACATATCCTAACATTTCTTTTGATAAAGCTAAAGCATATTCAAAAATCCACTGTCTACCAACAGAGTTTATGTAATCATAGTTAGGATTAGTATAAGGTGAGTTTGATACATTAGTTACTTGAGTAGGCATTTGTTGTATTGATGTTTCCACTCTTTCATTTCTTAAAATATATTCAAACCATACTCTACCTGCTGAGGCAACTTGAGAAATGTTACTAAGTGCAAGTGTAATAACTATATCTCCACTTACATCTGTAAATCCAGCTGTTAATAAATCTGTTTGGCTTATTGTTATTACATCTCCAACAACATATCCATTTCCAATATTAGAAACTTCAACTTCAGTAATGTTAACACCATCACTTTTTACTATTCCAGTAGCACCACTTCCTGATACCGCTAATAAAGGTAAACTTGCTTCAAGTGTAGCTGTGGTAGTAGTAACAGTAGTTAAAGGTAAATCATCTCCTATTATTAAATCACTAGAGAGTCCAGTTGCTCCATAAGCTCCTGGTATAGGAAATAGTCTTAGTTTATCATTTTTTATTTCAAAACTATAATTGTTTCTTCTAACCATTTCATTCATCTCAATAGATTGAATGACTTGCATATCATAGTTTAGAGGCATCATTAAGAATCCCATTCCTCCTCCAAATCCACCTAAACCAGTTATACCTGCTGCCATAGCACCTCCAAAACCGAATCCACCATATGGGGATAAAAGTCTTGCTGAAGCTGGTACTGGTTCTTGATAAAATACTCTTTTAACTTCTAGTCCTAAATTATATTCAGAACCTGTTAAACTGCTACCAGATAAAAATTGTGTAAATGAATAATCTTGTATGCTTGAGGTTAGTTCAAATGAACCTGAATAATAGGGAACATTACCACCTGAACCTGCTTCCGCACCGTATTGCTCAGTTAATCTAACTATTGGCTCAAAACTTGGTGTTATTAACGCTTGGTTTAAATTGCTGCCCGTTGTGGCACCTTCTAGAGACAATTGATTATCTCGTATAGTATACGCGTATAACTCGTTACCATATATGGTAATGGCCTCCTCAAATGCTGTGAAAAAAGAACCAGATTGAAGTTCAACATCAACTAAAGGATAACCTAATCTTGCGGCACAGAATTTTGCTACTTTTACAGCATCTACTTGGAATTCAACTTGGTCATTATAAAAACCAAATGGGACTGCTTTTGGATCCCAAATAGGACAACCATCATATATTGGTATGTTCATATTTGTATTTTGTTTATAAATATAAAAAAAAGAGGCGCTATTGCGCCTCTCTTTATTTTACGGTTAGGATACTATTATATAGTATTCAATCCAGCTACTTCAATTGTAGCATAGAATTCTGGTCTAACCATCTTCTTAGCATAACGAGTCAAGAGACCTTTTCTAGGTGTAAAGGTTTCTGGATCGTAGATAAGAGGAGTCATAATCAAAGGAATGTAAGGAGCAAATACAGCACCACTTTCTAGGAACTGAGCACCTCTAAATCCTAATAGGATTACGTTTTGAGTCATATATGGATTCTTATACACTTTGTATCTTCCATTTAACTGACCAACTTTCTGTACACCAAATGCGTAGCTAGCTTGTGCAGCATCACCATCAGAATCAGCAGCAAATCCTGGAATAGATTCCAAAATAGTACCTACAGAAGGTGAACATACCATAAAGTTAGCACCACCTCTAAGAGTTTTCTGGTGAATAACATTACTCAACTTTTGGATTTTAGTTCCAAGTGTTTGGAACCACTGTCCTTGTGAGTTATAGAAACCAAGATCAGAGATCGTAGTTGCTCCAGCTGTATCAATAATAGATTGATTGTTAACAGCAGACCATACTTCAGTACCTGCAGCTGCAGATTCCATCAACATAGATAGGATTTCTAAATCAATCTCCAATGAGATGTACTCGCTCAAGATAGAAGTCAATTCTGCTTCAGCATCCAACGCATGGTAAGCGTTAAGATCTTGTGCGAACTCAGGAGTCCATACAGCCTTTAGCTTCTTAGTTTTGGCAATGATAGCAGATGATTTCATCTGTACGTTAATCTCAGGAATAGCAATTGAAGGTGCGTTTAAGCTGTTAGGCTCAGGGTTAGCATCTTCGAAATCACCTCTGTATTGATCAGTAGGTTGGATTTGGTAAACTACACTTACAGATCCAGTAGTATCAGCTGCGTCAGCAAATGATGAAGTAGGAACAATGAAGTTAACAAATGCACCTTGGTTATAGCTAGTGAAAGCAGATAGTTGTGCTCCAGAACCAGTTGCTAGATATGCAGTTGCATCAGATCCAGAAAATAGTTGGAAACCAGCTACGCCTTGTGCATCCAAGTGATCCAAAGAACCAGTAGGAACAGCAATGTTGTAGTATCCTTGAAATGAAGCAGAATAATCTGAATCATATTTAAAGTCACTCCAAGAAGCAGTAGTAAAGTTTACATCAGTAGCGATATCAGTAGAACCAGCTACAGATTGTGTGTTCTGAGTAGAGTATCCAAATCTTCCGGCACCATATAGTCCGCCAGTGTTTCCGTTACCAAATGGGTTAGTCTCAGCAGAGCCATCACCATATAGTGAACTTCCAGCTTCAAATGGAGTTTTATCAGTTCCGTATTGAAAATCTAAGAAGAATACAAGTCCAGAAGGTAAGTTCATTGGTTGAACTGAAACAAATTCTTTTGCTGCAATTTGACCAAATACTTTTCTTACCAATGGTAAAGCAACTCCTGCCCACTGACCACCGATATTAACAGCAGTTTGTGATTGGAATGTTCCGCTTGAATTAGCTCCTCCACCTGTTTGACTAGATTCTACTACAAGTTGTTTTGCTTGGTTTTCAAGAATAATACCCATGTTATTTTTGTGAGTACCTTCCATTCCTTCCAATAAACCTGTCTTTTCCCATTTACCAGCTAATCTGGCTGCATCACTCTGTACAGAGTGGTAGGGATTTGCACTTTCTAAAAGAGTATCTAAGCTCATTTTTTTAGTTTTTAAAGTTTATAATTAAATTAATCCCGCAAGCTTACGCATACGGTTGTAAACATCATTTGATTCAATGATAGGCTGTTTTTCTGCTTTAGGTTCTAAACCTGTAGCTTTAGATGCAGATCCTTTTTTGATTGATTCATTAATAGCAGGAGTATCTAATATTCCTTCATTTAATGTTTCAAAAATAGATTTTGCATCTCTAACAGTCTCAGCTTTGTCAAATGCTTTTAGTACCTTAACCTTTTTACTTTCGGCTAAGTTTTTTTCCTTGAAGATTTTATTAGTATAAAGTAATTTAGCATTCAAAAGATTAACTTCTTGTAATTCAGATTTAAGAGCTTCGATTTCACTCATTACTTCTTTAAATCTCATTTTTTCAGTTTCTTTTTCAACCTCATCATCTCCTTTTTCTCCATGTCTCATTACAGGATCAGACATCTCGTCAACTTCTTCCTTTTTAGCTTCATCGACTTCTTCCTTTTTGGCTTCGTCAACTTCTTCTTTTTTGGCTTCGTCAATTTCAATATCAACGTCTACATCGTCTTCAACTTCTATGTCTTCAACATCTTCGACTTCAACTTCGTCTTCTACGAATTCTTCTCCTGGCTCAATTTCACCTGCAGATACCATATCACTGATAACGTCTTCGATAAATGATTTAAGATCATCTTCTGACATATCTTCAAGATCAATTTCTTCATCTTCCATGTCATCTTCCATATCTTCTTTTTCATCTTTTTCGCCATCTTCATAGCCTTCTTCTTCAGCATCAGTTCTAGCATCTTCAGATACTTTACTCTTCATTTTTTTAAGAGTTTTTTCCATATCTTCATCTGCATCTTTTTCGCCATCTTCATAGCCTTTTTCTTCAGCGTCTGTTCTAGCATCTTCTGCGAGTTCATCAAGTAGTTCGTCAAGATTAACTTCTTCATCTATTTCATCTTCCTGAATAGTAGACTTACCAACCTTATGAGGTACTGGATTTACAGGTCCACCATCAGCGTCCATTTCGTGAGATGGGGAGTTTTTCCTTCTGAAACTAACAGCATCCATTTCATCTAACTCAACTTCTTCTTTTACTTCCTCATCTTCATCCATTTCCTGCAACTTAGCAGACAACATAGACTTAAGATGTGGGGTAAAAGCTTCTTCTAAAGCTAGTTTAGCATTTGCGATAGCAGTTTCCTTTACGGCCTTTGCATCAGCAATTGCTTCTTTTAACAAATTTTTATTTGTCATAATAATCCCAAAATTTAGTTTGTGAAATATGCTTATTTAAAAAGCATAATAAGAATAATACATTAATTGAATGGCATATAGAATAATGCCATATTGTTAACAATACATATATGTGTATTCTTCAAAAATAAAAAAAGTATTGTGAATTTGTTAAACCTGACCGCCGTCTGTTATAGTCCAGTTATTAGGAGCACCTGTTAATACACCTCTTGCTGTTGCTGCTGTACCTACTGAATATTGAGTAGTACCAGCACTAAAAGGAACATTAGGTTGAATACTTTCAGCTGACCAACCTTGTAATAATAAATCATAGTTAGTTGTTGAAAACGATGTAGCTCCATCGAACATATCAGTAGCGTTAGTTAAACCATTTGGTTTCCAACTACCAATATTTCTATCAAAAGAGGCAGCATTTTGGAACATTTCAGACATATTTGTTGTATTCCTCACATCCCAAAAATTTAGATTTTGATTATAATCAGTAGCGTCTTTAAACATACCACTTGTATCAGTAACTAAGTTCATATTCCAACCATTAATATTTCTATTAAAAGATGAAGCACCTCTAAACATATTACTTGTATTAGTTAAACTAGTAAGAGTCCAAGCATTTAAAGGTTGATTATAAACAGTATTAAGACCAAACATGCTAGTCATAAATTCTACATTACTTACATCCCAATTATCAATTCTTTGGTTGAAAATACCTCCTAAGAACATACCTACCATATTAGTAACATTACCCACATTCCATGTACTAATATTTTGGTTAAAAGAAGTAGCTCCTTGAAACATTGAACTCATATTTACTACATTATTTGCGGAGTTTAACCAACCAGTTATATCTTGGTCAAAATCAGAAGCATTTTGGAACATTCCACTCATATTAGTAGCATTACTCACATCCCAAGCACTAATATCACTATTAAAAGTAGTATTATTTAAAAATATTTGGCTAAAATCAGTAAGACCACTTACATCCCAAGTATTTATTTGACCATAAGTTGCTATAGCAGCTGCGTTATCGGAAGTCCATAAGTTGGATGCTGTTTTTAGCTGACCATTACTAGTGAATACAAATGGTCCTCCACCACCTCCATCTTCAATCTGTAATCCTATATTACCTGTAGATCTTAACATAGAAGAAGATACTACAACATTATATGTGGGTGTAAACTTATAGGAACAAACAGCTGGTTGATTATTAGTTACAATTGAGGAAATATAAGATGAGGTAACTAAACTTCCCTCAGGTATACCAGTTAAAGTATCATAAATGCCTACTGCATTTTCAGTTGTAGAAGAAGGATAAAAACCATTTGGGTCTCTACTAGTTTCTGAAGTAAAATAACCTGATCCACTTAAACCTGTAGGTATACTTAGAGTAAAAGTATATTCAGTACCAGCAGTTAAAGCTGGAATAGGTGTTCCTGATCCAGATAGTTGCAATCCAGTAAAGGTTCCTACAACAGCCATATTAAAATATTGGACAGTTTCCTTTAGAACAAAGGATTTCAGTTACTATTTGATTTACTTTAGTGTAATCATATTGTACTGTTTCCTTACCCTCTTTAATCATATGCATGTATGATCCAGGATTTGAAGGAGTGGAAACAAAATCCCAACATAAAAGTTCAAAATCATCTTGTACTTCCATTACTCCACCTCTATCTTCTAATGAACCCATACCACGAGAAGAAACACCAACTGTTACTCCGCTTTTAATAAGTTCTTTTAATATATTACCTGATGGGGTGGGTAGTACTTCAATTTTACCCATTACATTATCTCCATCCCAGTTATATTCTGAAATAAGATGGGATACATTTTTTAAGTTTACAACAGAAGATTCTGGGTGATCTAACTCACCCATAGAACGTCGTTGTTCAATAAGTTCATTATACTTATCCATTTCACGTTCCCATAATCCTTTTGAATAATAACGGCCATTACCATTTTTTACTTCAGCTGTAGCTAACACACCTTCAACTAATAAATTTGTATTACCTCCACTTATATCCTCAGTTATTTGAGAGGGAGATATTTTAATAGCATGTGTTTCTATTAATAATTGTTTCATGTAGTAAATTTAATAGTATTTATTTTTTACTCTGCTTCAGATGATTCAATTTCATCTACTATTTTCTCTTCGTAGTATTTTTTTTCTGCTAGTTTTTCATAAACTTTTTTCATGCCTAAACTTTTCTTTTCTAAAAGCTTAATTTCTCTCTGCATTTCTTTCATCTTCTTCTTATCAACAAGTTCTGATAGATTTTCATCTTCACTTATTGAATTTACTCTGCTAGATTTGGTAGCAATCTCTTCATCTAAAAAACCTATTTGGGCTTCTAGTTTTACAATATCACCTTGTTTTCCAATTTCAGCTAATTTACTATCAATAGATTCTTTTTTCATTTTTTTCTTATCTTTTAATGCTTTTACCATTGGTTCCTTTGTATCACCATCTCCGTCTACATCCGGATAATCAGGTCTTGCTTCTTCTTCCATACCTGCTTTTTCTTGTGATGCTTCTATAGCTGCTTCTCTAGCTTCTTCAAACTTATCTTCATTTTCATCCATTGGTAATTCTTCTTCCTTATTTTCTTCAGATAAAGAACTCATAAATGTATTTAATGAATTTGGAGATTCAGTTAATCCTTCTTCTTTCATCATTTGCTTAACAACTTCACCTTGTTGCATAGCAACACTGTTAGGATTACCTATAGATACAACACCACCTAATGATTCTTTAATCAATTTTCTTAGTGTATCATCTTTTGATTCTTTTACTGGTTCCATCTTAGTGTCACCATCTTTTAGTTTTTCACTATATCCACTTGCTGAATATTTACCTTCAGCTTTTTGTGTTTTAGCTTCACTATATCCTAAACCTTTAACACCAAATTGACCTTCTTTAACATAGTGTAAAGGATCTTTTGCTAAATTTTTAATAACCATAGCTTGTGCTTCTTCTATAGTTAAACTTGGGTTATATTTAACTTCTAAATACACACCATTTAACATCTCTTGACCATTGACGTTATTGATATTATCTACTTGAGGAGAATAATCATAATTTCTGTCTTGAGTATTTATTACTTCTTCAGCAGTTTCTTTTTCTACAGCTTTGATTTTTTCTTCACCTTCTTTAGTGTTGATTTCTTTTTCTACTTTATTATCAACAATAGGATTTAAAGATTCTTTACTAGCTTCAGCTAAGTAAGCATCAAACTTATTTTCCCAATCTGCTTTAGGAGAGTTTAAAGTTTCAATCTTAGTAATAGGTTTTAAATCAACCATACCACCTATATCTTCTTTAAGAAGATTTTCTTCTTTAGTTTCTAAAGATTTTTTGAATTTATCTAATAAGTCTTTCATAATTTATTTTTATTGTTGTAATAAAGTTTCAATGTCATTTAAATAATCACTAATTAAATCTGTGCCATAAACGACATCATAGCTATTAGGATTTTCTCTATAATTTTTTACTGTATCTATTTTAGCTAATCTTAAAGATTTTTTTATTACCTCTAGTTTATCTTCAATTTCACTAAACGCTTTAATGCGTTCTTGGTGAAAATTTTTAATATCACTATCGTCTTCTTTAATAATTAGTTTGTATTTCATATTATAAATATCAAAAAAGATTTTTTACTTCAAGACCAGAACCTTTCTGTACATAGTTACCTTTTTTATCTTTAGGTACTAGTTGGTATTTAAACTGCTTTACATAAGCATTATCTTTAACTCCATCTTCACCAGCGGCAGGACCTGGTCCTAATGTTGCACCTGGGTCTTCAGATTTAGTTTCTTTTATTTTTTTCTTTTTTTTTGGAATTCTAAAAGCATAAGGTGTTAAATAAGCACCTGCGGCTCCACTTGTAGACATTTCATCTACTGTTTTTCCAAATACTAAATAATTAGAGACACTACACGTACCATCTGAACAATGTTTTTTACCTTTAAGCATCATTGGGTTAACTAGATCTAATCCAAACTGTTGTTTCATTAAACCTCTAATTATATTAACACCCTTTTCATCAACAGCATCATACATAGTATCATTTTCGCTGTTTTCCATTGGATAAAATTGTAGTATAGCTACATCATCATTAAAATATTTAGATACCATATCCTTATCAGTAAACTTAACACCAGCATCTACATTAGTAACTAAATTAAATGGTTGGGAAGTTTCTGAATTGAATTCAGCTTGTTTTTGTAGTTTACCTATATCTTGAGATTGGATATTAAATTTATTAGTAAATGCTGCTTCATTAACTGCAAATGTTTTTTTATAAATTTCTGGATAGGTTTTTCTAATGTGAGTACGATATTCATTAAATTTACTCATAATATCCATTGCCATATCATCAATAGTAGCATCTTCTGTTTTAGATGATAAATCAGTTAATTGTGTTCTTAATTTTTTAAATGTAGTAAATGCTGTATCAAAATTAGGTACTTTTTTAACATCCCAAGAAACAGTTCCTGTTTCTGGATTAATATCACTAACAGTAGTTTGAACACCACTGGAAGTAGCAATATCACCTATTTCTATTTCTTTTACTTTATACTTGTACCCCATTAGATATTTTGATTTCTTTTACTAATTCATAATATTGTAGTAAATCAACTAAGTTATCATCATTGATTTTATCTGTTTTACTTAACTCTACTAATAGTTTAGCAACTTCAGTAATCTTAATTTTAGTAGCTTTATCTTTAATATTTTCAGCTTCAGTATTTAAGGAAGATTTTAACTCATTTATTTTAGTATTATAAAAATTTCTTAAACTTGGAGTTGAATCTACAGAATTAATAAATTCTTTTAATACCTCTTTTTGTTCTCCACTTAATGACTCATATTTGTCATTAAATTTTTCTAACAATATTTTATAAGTAAGAGATCTTGTACCTTCATCATATGTAGCAAACTCAAGTAGTACTTCCTCTTTCTTAGTAGAATCTAACTTTTGCTTAGTTAAATGTTCTAATAATGTAATTTTATTATTCATCAACTGTTCAGTATTAATCATAGCTGATGAGTTATATCCCTCTATTAGTGTATATAAAGAAGCTAACTGCTTATAGTTTTTAATTTTAGAGGCAAAAAACTGATTTACATCATAATGCTTTTGTATCTCATTAATTAAATTATACTTTTGTTTTCTAAGGAAAGTTCTATTAAATTTTTTAGAGTTATCTAATACTGTTTCTATAAGAACTGATGCTCTACTCTCATTTAGAGTGGGTGATTTTTGGATTGACTCATATAACTTGTATTCACGACCTAATTCACTTTTTACAAAGTATTTTTTTAGTAAATCTATAGCGGGAGAGTCAACACCTTTTAAAGTATCAGCAGTAATTTGTCTTACAAGCAATTCAAATAGTATACCTGTATTTTTAAATTTAGAATTCTTAATTTTCATCAAAAAAGTGTATTTAGTTATAAATATTAGTCCTTTAGTTGAGATTCATCCAATAAGGTACTGTCCTTTTTGTCTTGCTCAAATACTAGTTGTTTTTTATTTAACTGCTTAAATATATCCTTATTTTTCAGATATGTAACTTTAGCGGTTTCAAACTCTGATATAGATGATTTATTACTACCATCATTTTTATCTGTATCCTTCATACGTTTTACACCTAAGGGATCTTTACCAAAGTTATTATCTTGTTTACCTCTACTGGTTATGGAATCTTTAGGTCTACCTAGTTTAGCATCATCATTATATCCATCAGGTACATTACCCGGATCTGAATACATTCTACCTTTACCATATAAGTTAGCTAAATCATGAGGTGTTCCGTATGATTGACCTGTTTCAACTGGATCATTACCTTCAGCTGCTATTTGATCTAATCTAAACTTACGTTTAGCATCTTCTCGAGTTAAAGCTCTATACTCATCATATTGATCCTCACTAAAGTGATAGATATTATGATAAATCCAATCTGATGGTACTAATCCTTGATCTAATAAAGTTCCAGCTAGTTCAGCTTTGGATTTAAGTAACTCAATTCTTTCTTGATCATATATGATTGAAGGAGTAGTCATTGACAACTCAAAGTTAGTTAAAGTTTCATCACTATATCCTTGTGTGTATAAGTGAACTAAAGCTATTTTGTTTAGCTCAGACAATAATATTCTTTGTATTCTATCTACTGTACGAGCAAATCTAATATCTTCTGCTGCTAGTGTAGCTTTACCTTCTATATTTTCATCATACCCTAAAAATGCTTTTGGTATTTTAAGTGCAGCAAATAGTTTATCTCTTAAATATTCTACATCTTGTATACCATCATAAGATAAACCAGGTGTAGTATCTATTTTAGTTGCACTATCATTTCCTCTAACAGGAATGTAAAAATCTTCAAGCATGTTTTGCATGTTATACTTTAAGTTATACTCACCTGTTTTTTCATCCATCATTGGGGCACGTTTCATATTTGAAACTGTTTTTTGCATAAATGCCTCTACCTCATTAGGAGGAATAGAACCTACATTTACATAAAATACTCTTTTTTCTGGTGCGCGAGCTATTCTATGGATTAACATTGCGTCTTCCATTAAAGCATATTGTTTATATAACTTTCTAGCTGGTTCAATATATGATCTACCATATGGTAAATAGTTTACATCTGCTACCATTCTAAAATGAGCCATTTCATAATTATCATATGTTACTCCTCCTCTACTATCATCTGAATCAGGTTGGTTAGGAGCATTATAATAACCATAAGAACTTCCAGCAAAACCATCTGGATTCCATCTAAACTTTACTTCAGAGGGATTATCTGGATTTTGTCCTTCTACTCTTTCAATATGATATGCTGTATAAGGAATAACATTATAAACTCCAAACTTTTCAGCTATTTCTAACTTTAAGAAAAAATCACCATATTTACACATTTGTCTAACCCACATCCACAGGTTAAATTCAATATTTAAAACATCATAAAATAGGTTGTATAATATTTTTTGAATATCTTCGTTTGAACTTCTAATTTGAAGTACCTCTCCCATATCATTTTTAAGAGTTGATTCATCAGCAATAATATCAAGCGCAGAAGCTATAATAGCGTCTTGGTCCATAACATCATATTCTGAATATAGTTGAGTTCTTAAGTATTGATAGTTAAGGTTAAATTGTGCTCCTAATAAAGAAGTAGGAGCAGTAGAATATACTCTGTTAAATCTATCTACTAAAGCATTAGTTTCAAACTCACCACTTGATTGGATATGACCCGAATCTATGGTTTTTAGTTGATTACCTCCAACGTTACGGATAACTACATCTGTGGAGAATAACTTTTTTAATCTTGTAAATACACTTTTATCAGCCATTTTTATATTTGCTTATTGTTATAAATATTAATCTAATAGCCAACGTATATCTTCTTTACCCTCAGGTGTTGGCATTGAATAAGGGTTTGGTACTGATGGGTTAGATCCATAACCACCTTGGTATGGAGTTCTATTAACATGCATATTTTGTAATGCTTGTTTTGTCATATCAATACCTCTTTGACTATTTTTTAAAGCTGTATCCCTAATATACATCCCAATACCAAATGACATTACTAAATCATCATTATAACCAGTTTGGGCTTCAGGTCTACCGTTTCTCCAAATAAATGTTTTCATTTCTTCTATCAATCTTTTTGATTGTATAGTTACTCCTTTATCACTTAAATATTCTTGAAACTTACCTATAACCATAGGTCTAGTTTTTGAAGACATAGTGAATCCAGGGGTCATTTTTGAATGATCTTGATATTTGTCAAAATAAGAGTTAACATTTGAATATTCACTTTTTTGTGAATAATAAATGTTATTATAGTTTCTATCTAATACTGTTTGAATAGTAGCCCATCCTATATTTGCATTTTCTATTACTAATAATGCTTCATTATATTCAGTAGCTATACCTACTAATAAGTGACCATAATCTTTAGTACCTATTTGTCCTTTATATTCAGCTACTTGTACATTATTTTCAGTATCCATAACATGAAATGCTGAATAATCTTTACTATCACCTCTTGATACATCAGCTACTACTATATAATCTCTACTATAATCTGCTGTTTCCCATACCCATAGGTTTTGGTCAGCCCCTCTTCTTTCTATAGGATCTTTAATAAAAGATTTTTCATAATATTCTAAGTACTCAGGAAAAAATACAACATCTCCAGATGTACTAAAATCACAATCACATTCTTGTGCCGCTAATCTAGGATCACCTAATAGTTCATCTTGTTTTTTCCTCCATGCTTCATCTCTTTCCGGATGAACATACCAAGGTAGTTTTATGGGTAAAAAATCATTTTCTGATGATTCTGCTCTTGACCAAGTTTGATGAAACCAGTTACCTGTACCATAAGGGGTAGATAATGCTATACATCCACCTCCTGTAGCTAGTGTTTGTTGAGCAGAAGCCCAAATCTCTCCAATATTATCAATAAATGCTGCTTCATCTATTAGTAGCAAAGATACGGCTTCAGATCTACCAGCATCACTAGAGGCTGAAGTTGCTTTTATTTGGGATCCATTTGTTAATCTAAGATTTAGTTTATTATTCTCAGCTGCATCTACTTTTAACCATGAAGGTAAGTTTTCATACATAAACTTTACCTTTGTAACCATGTTTTTAGCAGTTTCTTGTTTTGTTGCTATA